AAAGAAAAAGCACCCTGATCCGTCAGTTCATAGATCTGACGGAGATAGCTCTCATTAAGTGATTCTTTTAGATATGATTGCAAAGCTGCTTCTTGATTGTTTGCCATCTCGGCTAATTCGAAGTAAAGCTGTCGTTGAAGCTGATCCGAGCGACTGACTCTTGACTTGAAATACTCACGGTTTAATTCTTGCTCATAACCACCGGATTTTGCTTTCTGACGATATTGCTCTAAAGTCATTGACCAGGTCTTTTGCTCTTGCTTTGTTAAAAGTTGCTGCGCTTCCTTTGGTGAAATCTTATCGTTGTCGGCGTATCGATCCATCCATCGTTGTATTTCTTTATAGGTGGATCTTGATAAGCGCCTATACTCTTTTTGCATCTGTCTGATATATTCTTGATCTCGCAAATCACGATCGATAGATATCTGAAGGTACCGCCTTTGCCAGTATCTCATGCATCAGCCCTCGCTTTCGATCTCTTCGAATGTGAAGTTATCCCGAATCGCTTCATAAGCTTCTTTCTTAGCGATTAAAGCTTTTTCTTCCTGCTTTAGATTGGCTAGTTCTGCTATTAACCTTTCATGATCTTTATGCTCGCTCTTTTGCAAATAGTAAAAGTTAACCGCTGCTTGGATCACACATAGAATAATCAAAATGATAAAAAAGTTAGTCATCATCAGGCTCCTTTCTGTAATCATCCTCTCCACGGAAAACTTCTTCACGTTCCTTTCGCAAGTTTTCGAGTTCTGTTTCCCAATTTTCAACGAGGGGATTTGACTTGGCAATATTTTCAAGACTGGTATTAGGAGCCATTTTGCTAACAATTTCAGCTTGTTCAAGGTCATTATTAATCGCTGATCGCGTCCACGTTTGCTTAATAGTCACGTCAGAATTAACTCCGGAATATTCTAAAATAAATCGAATTAGCTCGGCAAAGCCTAACTTGAATTCCGTATCAAGCATTGATGCTTTGAGCTCTAGCAGAGAATACATGTACTTTAGTGCTTGTCCTGAGTTATTTTGGCCAATATTTTTCTGGGGATCTACCCCTTGGCCATGTACAAATATCCCTTCCCTAGTCATTTCCAAGATTTTAGAACGTGCCTCAACCGGAATATCAATAGCGAGGGTTTCAACTCCGCCCTTTGATCCCTGTCCATCATCCTCGACTTGAACCATTTTGTATTTATTTAGATCCTCAAGGAATTCTTTTTTATCTGTGCCTCCATAATTAGTAAGTACATAAATAATTTCCTGTATGTCATCAACATCGTTGACAAAGCCAGAGAAAACTTTGTCGTAGACATCTATTAGCGCCTTATACATTTCCAGATCTGAATATTGCAATGGATTATTTCGGAAGGGAATGAATGGTATCTTTGTCCAGCCGTGCTTATATGTGTTCGTCGTTCCAGTTGGTTGATTTGTGCCAACATCAATTAAATTAAAAATCTCATACTCTTCTAAATCATCAAGAGTCTTATTTTTTTTCCTAGAATAAACGCTACACACATCGTTATTCCAATACTCGTAAACAACTAAAACCTCTCCATCTTCATCGTAGTCTTCATAAACACGTAAAACTCCCTCAAGATGATTTGATAATCTTTTAGAGTAAATTGGAATGATCTGCTTCGTGTCAATAACGGCGTATCGGAAAAAGTTTTTATATTCTTCATCTTTCCAGACATGCAGCCATGCAACACCTGCGTTACTGGCATTAATACATAAATCCTTCGCAATTTTTGGATAAGTATCGCCTAACAACTTGACGATCTCTTCGTTCATTTTTGTGTCATCAACATCAAATAGTGGCGGCACAGTCATGGCGTATGCAGCCTTTTGATTAACTAACAACTGATGAAAAGAATGACTGATACGATTATCCGCGTTCCTCAAAGGATTGTTAGGATCTTTTTCTTTTGCTTTCTCGGCTAATGGATTGCGCCTGCGCAAAATATCATTTTTATTTTGATAGTAAAGTTCGGACTTTCTTATTTTTTGAACCTTACTTGGAAAACCTTTCAGATTTTCGCCTATGATTTTCTTTACTGTTTCAATCTCCAAATCACAACACCTCCTATTTCATAATTTTTATTTTGGCTGGTTTCTTCATTTCTTCTTCACGAGAGTAACGGACCGCATCAATCGAGTGGTTATTTTCATCTGGATAAGACCCTTTAAGATTTCCGTTAGAGTCTCGTTCTAGCTCATAAGTTGAAAATTCTCGCTTAGTATTTGGACAACGATATGGATCGATGATAATTTCTTCCAGATCTTGCAGCCACTTGATCCCATGTTCGATAGAACCAGGTCCTTTTTTAGCTCCTTTTATCTTCAATCCTAAATCTTTGAATTCATTATTTGTTCTAGGTTCAGCACTATCTGCTATAACAATTTCATTATCAGGATTTAGTTTTCTAATTGCTGAAACCGCCTTTAGGTTAGACAATCCCACTTTATGAACTTCTCCGAATATATAAAGCTTACGCCGCGTCTTGTCGAAATGATTTTTTGTGTAGTGCATCGGATCCCCAGCGTAACCGTGGTCGATACCGTGCGATACTTTATCAAAGCTTGCAATTTCTTCATCGGTTATTTTACGGACAGTGATATTCTTAAATACTTCTGCACCTGTACCAGTCACCTCACCTAAATACTCATGCTTGTATTTGTCCTCATTCGTCTTCTTAAGGTGTTCTGCCTCTTGGATGAACAATTCCCCTAACCATTCCTTTGGAACAGTTCTGTAGTCGCTGTGATGGACAAAAACCTCGTCTCGAACTTGTTGCTGTTGTATTTCTAGGTTTGTCCAGTTAGTGTTACTTTCCGGCGGATTGAAAGAATAGAAGATGGTGATGCCTGCACCTCCACGACCCAAGGACTGGTTGATCGTTCTAATTTCAGCCATTGAGTTGAATTCATCGACTTCCTCATACCAAATATACTTTGCATAACCTCGGCGGAATTTTGATGCCTTTACCTTTTTCGGCTTTTCAGCACCTTTGAAGATGATGCGTTGACCTGTCTTAATTTTAGTTATTCGTAGCGGCTTGACTGATGCATGATATTCATCGGTTAATCCAAGAATGTCAATCGCCCACAGCATTTGTTCATAGACTGATTCTCGAAGTGTTTCAGCTACCTTCCGTAAAACAACTGCGTTGGCGTTAGAATCTTTCTCAATCCCGAGGATAATTTCAACTGAAATAGCTGACGATTTTGTTGATCCACGACCGCCTTTTAACCAATACGATGAATGCAATCCGTCTTTTACTGCTTTGTGGAATAAATAAAATGAAGGAGCCAAGACATCGGTGAGTTTTACATTTTTTTGTGTTACCACTTTAGCCATGCCGATCACCCAATATCGTCGATGATGTTGATAACAGTTCCGCCATCATTTTCATCGCCGTCCTTATTGATTAGGGCTTTAGTCGTCTGTGCTTTCGTGTGATCAATCTGAGCATCGATCAATTGACCACGTTTGTCATTCATCGTCAAATCAGCAAGCTGCTTTACTGCTCGCTGCAGCTGAGCGCTGACACGAGTGAGTGCATCCTCGATTGCTAAAATGTCATCGAGTTTTCGAAAGCTTTTTGTTTTCTCTTCCGTTAGCACAAGCTCCGGAACGTCGACCTGGACTTTCCTTCCGAATTTTTTTGATTCGATCAGTGTCTTGCGCCCACGCAGCTCAAAGAGCTGCTCTGTCTCTTTTTCAGTTAGCCCGGCTTCAGCATTTGCGATGCGCTTCATCATACGAACTTGTCGAACTTTCAACAGCCGTATCTCTTCTGAGATCACAAAAAAAGGATCATCATTCAAATTAGAATAAAGATCCTTTTCTTCTTCAGTTAGATATTCAGCAAAGATAGTCTCGTGCTCGCCTGTTTTCAACGCATTTTTGTTACCTGGCGGCGGTGATGCTCGACTATTCCCCTTGTTGCCTTCAGCATTTTTGTTGCCTTTTGGGGCACCTTTTTTATTTGGAGTACTCCGTTCAATTGTTTGGAGTACTCCATTCAATTTTTGATTCCACTTGTCCTTTGACTTCCAAGATCCTATTGTTTTTTCAGATAAATGTAATTGCTCTGCTATGTCTCGATTCTTTATATCCCCGTTGGCTTTTCTAAACATTTCGAAAGCTTCATCTCGCCTAGGGTCTCTTTTTCTAGGCATTCAATGCTCACCACCTCGCAATCACTCTTAATTGAGTTTTGTTTTAGAATTTCTATATTTCTTTAATAGTTAAACGACCTTCTAACATTAACTTATGCATTAGGTTCTTACCATGATTTTTATTCTGCATGGTCGATGTACCATATTTTTCAAGTAATTGACCTACTAAGTTCGCATGTTCAGACAGCATTTCATCGGAAGATTTGGTTCCATGTTTTGAACAACAAAACACCAATGAAATCCCACTATCATATATATCATAATAATCAAAGATGGATTGAAAATAGGAATAGTCCAAAGGACTTAGAGAGTGCCCATAGAAAAAAATGTTTTTAAGATCATCTTTGCCATCTATATAAATAAAATTTTCATTGTCTTTTTTTGGTTGAATAAGCTTTCTATAAGTTTTTGTAAATGTAAATATAGGTGAAGTAGCTTCAATTTCGTTTTGGTCTACTCCAAAAATAATATTCCAGTTGTTTAACTTTCCATGGACATTGGTGACTTTTCCTTCAAAACAGTTGGGAACTGTGTAATTAAAAGAAAGTACTGAATAATCTTCGGAGTCACTGCTCATTCCAATTATTTGATGTAATAGTGATAGTGCATTAGTATGGTAATCTTTACTTGAATCTACAAGATCCCACAGAAATGTATTAAAAGCTTTCTCAAAAATTCTTAATTCACTTTGTAAGAACTCTTCCATACTTCGAAATGCATTGTATCTTTCAGGTTCTAATACAAAATAAGCAAGAATACAACAAAGCCTTAGTTTTTCTTTGAAATTTCGTTCACCCTTGATATCTCTCGAAAACAAATAATCTTTATATCTATCTAATTTACCAAGATTTGAAAAATCTTTTGTATAAACTTTTGTAAATTTAAATTTGTGCAAGATGTTTAGCATATTATTTTCTATATCATGCCAATCTTTCTCGACATTTTCTCCATAATAGAGAAGAAATAGCAAATCCCAAAATGTTAAATTAGCATCTTTTATAAGCGAGTAACTGCTAAATGGTAACCCTACACTTTCTTTTTTATATTTTTCTTCTTCGTGAAAATATATAGAATTATGATTTGTTTCAAATATTAAGCTTTCACTTAAGTCAATAATACTCTTTTTTACATCTTCTGAAATCCTGCTCTGAAAGAAATTCCTATACGTTGATTTAAGACCGCATTTTAAATCAAAACCATTTCCAACTATTAATAAATTAGATTTCACTATATCGCCTCCATTTTTCTCAATTATATAAAAAAAAGAGACAAAATAGTTTGTTAATTAATATTTTTCAGCAATAAATCTGCTTCAATCAACAATTTCAAATCATTAACAGAGGTGAGCTTTATCTCACCAGACTGCAGGTTCGACAGCCATTTCCCGAGTGCAACTCTAATAATTCGTTTATACTCATCGACTGTTTCAGCTCTCTCTTCTGCCTTTTTTAATTCATATTCAAAATCAAAATCTTCTGTTCCCATTGTTCGACACCCCGCATTAGATTATAATGCTAAAAGACACAGAACTGAGGTAAAAGCACGCGCGTGTGGTTTCTGTGTCTTCGGGGGTCTAACCCTCGTTGAAAGGGTCGGTGTTAGCGCACCGGCCTCTTTTTTTATTCTTCTAAAAGCACTGCAGTTTTACCAGTAGCGTTTTCCCATCTCTCAATGATCACATCACAAAAGATTGGATCAAGTTCCATCGTGTAACAGGCTCGTTGCAATTGCTCGCAGGTCATTAACGTGCTGCCGGATCCGCCGAAAAGATCGACCACAATGTCGCCACGTTTTGAGCTATTTCTCACCGGAATTGCAATAAGAGACAATGGCTTCTGTGTTGGATGATAGTATTTCATTGCATCATCTTTAGCGATTTGCCAAACGCTCACATCCGGGATATCTTGTATCAAATCATCTTTCCAAACAGTGGTTTGTTTTCTATCGCCGTACCATTCAGGTGCCTGATTTCGTTTGTGTGCGTAAAAAACAGGCTCGTGTTGCCAGCGATATTGGCTCCAACCGAAAGTGGCATTGTTCTTAACCCAAATGCATTGTGCTCGCACTTCGATCTCAGCAGCGTTCATCGCATTTTCAAACTCAAGCTGATACGAAGACCCATGAAAGACATAAATTGCCGCTTGATCATGCATGAGTTGCGAATAGTTAAGAAAAATTTGCTCTAAAAATCCAACGAAGTCATCGTGATCCATATCATCATTGAGAATTTCACCTCGACCGGAATTCGTTAGTTCTTCATTGCTGGACTTTACAGCAACATTGTACGGCGGATCTGTTACAACCAAATCCGCTTTTTTACCTTGCAACAGACGATCAACATCAGCTGGATCCGTCGAATCACCACAAAGCAAATAATGATCACCTAGTTGCCATAGTTGTCCAAGCTTTACTTTAGGCTCCGGATGATCATCAATGAATTGATTCACATCAAAGTCGTCTTCAACAATCGGATGATCAACGTCTTCTTGATAATCAAATGCAGTGATTAAATCCTCGACTTCTTCATGATCAAAACCGGTTAAATTGATCTCTTCCTCTCCAAGTTCTTTTAAGAGAAGAGTTAACTTCTCTTCATCCCATTTCCCCGAAATCTTATTGAGAGCCAAATTAAGGGCTTTTTCCTTTTCAAGGTGTAAATCTACGATTGATACCTCTATCTCCTCAAACAGGCCCAAATCTCGAGCCACAGCAACACGCTGATGCCCTCCTACGAGATTCCCGGTCTGTACGTTAAAGATTGGCGGATCTACGAACCCAAATTCTAAGATCGACTGCTTCAATTTCTCGTACTCTTCCATCCCCGGCTTTAACTCAATTCTAGGATTGTAATCTGCAGCTTTCAGATCGGCTAGTCTCATCCTAACGATTTCCATAACTCTCCTCCAAAATAAAAAAGTCACTCAGTGAGCAACTAGATTTGTTTTTATATATTTCCCAAATGTCTCTAAGCTATCAACTTTATTAAAAAGAAAAAAATTCTCAACTTGTTCCATTGCTTCTTTTACACTTTCCTCGCTAAAACAATATCCGTTGCCTGATAAATCGATTGTGTCGTAGGTTGGCTCCTTGGTATAGTTACCTCTTCGATTCAAAAACCCATTCTCGTTTTTTAAAAAAAGGTTTTCTCCTGTCCATCCACTTTTGTGATCAATATGTTTTTGAGGAAATACCGTAATATCGTATTCTTCCAATTTACTAATTACTTCTTTATAATCCATAAATTTATCTCCTTACATTACCGTTGTGATAAAGGCAAAAAAAGACAGCACGAGCGAATTCTGAAATGAGGTGATTCACCTCTTTCAAAAAATTGTGCTGTCTTTCCTATCCGTCAAAGAAGTTTTGCGATAAGGAGATTGCCTCCTTTCGGTATTTGGATTAGTGTGAGTAGTCCAATAACCGTCTCTCCGTTTCTTCTACGCTATTACTATAACCCGTTTAAATCAAGAAATATACACAGG